CGGAGGCGTTGGGTCAGTATATTAACATCAGTGAGTACATGGCTCGTCGAGCGTCTGCGCTGGGCATCGACACTGACGGGCTTGTACGTAGTAAAGAAGAGCTGCAACAAATGGCACAGCAACAACAGGAGCAGCAGATGGCAGCATCTATGGCTCCTGCAATGGCCGGTGCAGCAAATCAGGAGTAGACAGCATGGGTGATTACCAAAAAGTCGAGATCGTCCAAGACGGCGACCCTGAAGGCGCAGCACGTGAGGCTGAGATGCAGCAGGGACTTCAAGCTGAGCTTGAACAGCAGCAAGCAGCTCAACCCGTAGAAGAACCGATGATGGAAGAGGGTCCGGAACGCCCTGAGTGGCTCCCTGACAAGTTCGTCAGCCCGGAAGCTATGGCTAAGGCGTACACCGAGCTTGAAGGACGGATGGCTCAGCAAGAGCCTCAGGAGAGTCAAGAAGGCGATCTTCAGCCTTTGTCTAGGGACGACTTTTCCCAGTTCAGCCAAGAGCTTCAAATGACTGGGGACGTATCTGAAGAGTCCAAGCAGCAGATGGTTGACTGGGGGCTTCCTCGGGAAATCGTTGAGGCGCATGTTGAAGGTCAGAAAGCGGCTCTTCAGCTTGAGATTCAGAGCGTCCAGAACGAAGTCGGCGGGTCCGAAGCGTACGCCCAGATGATTGAGTGGGCGGGCCAGAACCTTGATGAGGCTGATCAGACCGCGTTCGATCAAGCCGTGACTCAGGGGGGCATCGAGCAGATGATGTTTGCTGTCCGCAGCCTGAAGGCCCGCTGGGAAGCATCAGGAGGCCGCAGCGGCAACATCATCCAAGGAGACACGAGTGCGGCCCAGTCATATACGGGCTACAGGTCTTTGGCTGAGCTAACGGCGGCCATGAAAGACCCGCGCTACAGAGACGACGTTGCGTACCGGAGAGACGTGGAAACGAGGCTTTCTAACTCGGACATCCTGTGAGGTGCAGGACTCTCTCGGACGCTTGTCTAGGGGAGACCAATGGAAGAACACCTTGTCACGATAGGTCTGAGCATAGCTGGTCCGGCTATCCTCGGTATTTTTGCGTTTCTTTGGAAGGTTAACACACGCCTCGCCACGCTGGAACGGGACATTAAATCGCATGACCAACGAATTAGGTCAGCTCAGAGCCAGCTTAATTCGCACTTCAACAAAGCCTTTACTATCCGTAAAAATGTGAGCGACGTATGAACCACCTGTACTTAATGCTCGTGGTTCTGTTTCTCGTCGGATGCCAGACAACTGTTCCTATCGGGTCCTCTTCGAGTTCTCTTAGGGAGTTGAAGGAGTCCGCTGAGTCGGAACCACTGACGGTACTGTCCGTAACCGGCGGCTTGTGTCTGATAGCCGGGATGGTGCTGCTTGTTGTCACCTCAGGAAAGAAGGGGTGGTATCCGGTTCTTGGCGGACTACTGCTCGTGGTCCTGAACTACGTCGTGAGTCGGTATTCGCACTACCTGTTTGCTCCGGCACTCGTGTTCACGGGCATGATCAGCGCGGCTTGGACGTACAAGACCGTCAAACAGATTCTTCTGGAGAAGAAACAATGATTATCGCTACCGTATCCAGCTTCTTTGGCACCGCATGGTTCATGGCTCTTGTTGCTGTCGGCGGATTTGTCGCAGGCATGTGCTTCAAGGACTGGTTCCTTGGGCTTATCAACAAGGGCAAGTAATGGCTAAGAAAATAGGAAAAAAGTTCACTCCCCACATGATGTACTCTAAAGCGGGGAAGGCTGTTAAGGCGACCACGATGAAGAAACACCTTGAACTAAAGGGCAAGGGGTACGGCCATGAGAAGCCTACTAAAGGGAAGAAGTAGTGGCTAAGCGGCGCATCGGCAAGAAGAACATGCCCTGTAACAAGCCGAGAAGATCTGTGCAGGGCGGCAAGAAGTCTGTCGTCAAAGCCTGCAAGGGTGGTAAAGAAAAGATCATCCGGTTCGGCGATGCGAACATGACTATCAAGAAAAGTAACCCGGCGCGGCGGAAGTCTTTCCGTGCGCGTCACAAATGCTCTACTGCCAAGGACAAGTTTTCGGCCAGATACTGGTCGTGTCGTGCTTGGTAAGTGATGGCATGTCGAGGAACGATGGTTCCCGGCCTGCTGCGGTGGATAACTGAGACTCCTTAGTTACCGAGACAGCCATCACATCGTTGTCTCTAATCAAAACTCTCAACTAAGGAGGGCGATACAATGCCCGGATTTGGCGCACAGCCATCACGTCTCGGTCAGACTGACCTTGCAGGAGACGTTGATTCGCTGTTTTTGAAGGTCTTCAGTGGCGAGGTTCTCACCACATTTGAAGAAAACAACATCATGATGCCTCTGCATCGTGTTCGTACGATCACCAGTGGTAAGTCTGCTCAGTTCCCGACTACGGGCGTTGCAGGGGCTGCTTACCACAACCCCGGTGAGTCGCTGTTCCACCAGACTCCAGCTCTTGCTGAAGGCACACCAAACACCCTGTCGAGTACTCAGAAGTACTTGTCACAGGTTCCTCACTCTGAGGTGACGATCTCAATCGACGGTGTCCTTACTTCCTCGGCATTCCTTGCGGATATCGATGAAGCAAAGAATCACTATGAGGTTCGGTCTATTTATTCGACCGAAATCGGTCGTCAGTTGGCTTACACCGCCGACCGCAACCTGATTCAGACCGTGATTGCTGGTGCGCGAAACACTACTGACCGTTTCGGTAACTCGATTTCGGCTGGTGGTCGTCAGCAGTATGGCGGTGCTGTGATCAACCTCCACGACCACGCTGTGGCAGGTAACGAGATCCTGATCCCCACGGAAGGTACTGCGGATTCAGATCCGTCTGCCGCTACCGGGGCGCAGCTTCTCGAAGCACTGGCTCTCGGAGCCGAGCTGTTCGATGAGAAGAACGTCCCCGCAGAGGGTCGTTACTGTCTGCTTCCGCCGAGCCAGTATTACAAGCTCGTCACCCAGCAGAATGATGCGCTTAACCGCGACTATGGAAACGACGGCAATGGCTCCATTGCTGCCGGTAACATCGTTTCGGCTTACGGCATCCGCATTCTCAAGTCGAACCACGTTCCGACTACCGACCTCGCGGGCGGTATCTCGGACGACGCTGCGGTCAACAACAACCCGTTCGGTGGTAGCTCGGGTTACGCTGCCAGCTTCGTCAACACCGTTGGCTGCATGTTCCAGACGGAAGCTGTCGGTACGGTGAAGCTGATGGATCTGTCCATGGAGTCCGAGTACTACATGGATCGACTCGGAACGCTGCTCATGGCTAAGTACGCTATGGGCCACGGCGTTCTCCGTGCAGAAGCCTGCATCGAAATCATGCTGGACGGTAGCTGATTAATTCTGCTACACTGGTAGACATGAGTCTCCATTCGGGGGTCGTCCTTGCTTTGCAGGGGCGGCCCCTTTTTCATACTTTGGGAGGAACCTATGGCACTTAACAGAGCCACTGAACTTGAAGCAGTCAACACGATGCTCTCGGCTGTCGGAGAGCCTCCCATCAACTCTCTGGATGCCCAGAAGAACGCGGACGCTGCGATTGCTCGTAACATCCTTAAGGAAGTAAACCGAGAGATCCAGACTCACGGCTGGCACTTCAACACTCAGAGAGACGTGTCGTTTAGCCCGGACTCCAACACCAAGGAGATCCTTGTAGGCGACAACGTTGTTCGTATCGACATCGACATCACTTCTGTCGGAACGAGCTACGACGAAAGAGACATCACTCAGCGAGGTAACAAGCTGTTTGATCGCAAGGACAATACGTACGAGTTTACGAGCGACGTAAAAGCTACTGTCACGTACTTGTTTGACTGGGACGAGCTTCCAGAGCCGTTCAAGAACTACGTCACTGTCCGATCCGCCCGTATCTTCCAAGATCGGATGGTCGGTTCTCAGGCTCACCACGGGTTCTCTCAGCAGGACGAGTATCGCGCTCTGGCCCTGCTCAAAGAGTTCCAGTCAGATACGGCTGACCACAGCATCTTTGACCACTACGACATGTACAGGATCGTTGCACGTCCTGACGCAATCCGTACGAGGACTACTTAATGCTGGTTAATACGTCAGTACCTAACTTTGCTGGAGGCGTATCTCAGCAGCCCGACTCTCAAAGGCTTCCAAATCAGCTTGAGGCTATTGACAACGGAGTGCCATATCTAGTCGGGGGGTTGGTCAAGCGTCCTCCTACGAACCA